CATAGACCCAGCAGCCCAAGCAGGTGTTGCTCCCCCTTCAAACTGCTGCATAAGACTTTCTAGTTGTCCAGCTACAGTAGCTTGTTTAGTTGGTGTTGCAGTAGCAGCTTGTATCTGTTCGTTAAAAGTAGCTGCTTTTTGTGCCTGACCTGTAATGTCATTTGCTATATCTATGATCTCACCCTGTTTTATTTCACGGGGATCAGGAGCATTGACCATAGTGGCTGTACCCTGTGCAGCTTCCATGCCTGCTACAGATGTAGTAAGTTGTTGCTGTGCTTGTATTTGTGCTTGAGGTGATACAGTACCAGTGACAGGCTGCATAGCATCTGTGACTTCTTTTACTTGTGGTGTAGCTGTAGTAACACCAGCTGTAGAAGGAGTTATAGCTGTAGGCATTGTAGCTTGTTGTACAGTACCCACTGTAGCAGCTTCAGCAAAAGGGGCTATAGGAGCAGTCATACCAGCATCAACAGGCATAAACTCTGCAGCAGTAGGTTGAATCATAGCTGTAGGAGCCTGCATAGGCTGCATAGTTTGACCAATAGTATTCTTAGTCATTTTAGCTAGCTGTGTAGCAAAGGCAGGGTCTTGCTGAGTAAAGCCTGACTGTACGTCTACCCCCTCTTGTGCATACAATACAGCACCACCTTTGTTCATAGCTACACCAATAGCACGTGCTTTAGCTTTAAGTGCGTCACTGCTATTGAAGAATGCTTTGAGTGCAGTACCAGTCTTAGGGCCGTTGTAGCCATTCATCTTAGCGATAGTGTATAGCGCTTCGTTCTCACGTGAACCTGCGTCACCACCTTCAGCATAACCATTAATGTAAGCACCACGTGCAGCTTGTACTGTGTTGTCTTGACCGACAGCAGATTGTGTAGCAGCTTGTTGTTGTTCTATCTCTTTTTCAGGTTTAAACCCTGGTGGTACATAAGTAGTAGGCTGTCCGTTAAACTCTGTAATAGGAATACGCTGTCCTAGATCATTGCCGTACATAACAGTTTGATACCCTGTCTGTCCTGCATCGTATGTTGTACCCATACCAGGAGCAGTAGTAACTAATGTCTGAGGTACAGCACCCGTAGTACCAGCGTAGTTTGTTTTATAAGTAACCTGACTAGGTACAGCAGATAGTCCTGCAGTTTGTAAAGGCTGAGATACAGTACCTTCTTGAACAGGTGCAACTGTTTTTGTATTATCTTGATAAGTAATAGGAGCTACTTGCTGTGTTACTGTCTGTGATACATTAGGGTTAATGCTTGGTACTTCACCTGGTGAAAGCTCAATAACCTCTGTAGGAGGTGTAACAGAAGTAAAGTCACCACCAGCAACAGACGAATCTGTAGCAATCGGACCTGTATCAACTGAGGGTACTACAGGTTTTTTAATAGTACTAGTAGTTTGATTAATTACAGGATCAAAACCTGTGCTGATAGCCTGAGTGTTAGGGCTTGTAACAATACCTTTAAAAGCATTAGCTTCATTTTTTACCCAATCAATGTCTTTAGCAGACAAGCCATTAGTCCTGCCTGTATCACCGTTACCTTGATAATAAAGCTCACTAGCAGCAAGCTTTTGTTTATCGGTAAAGCCACTCCATTCAGTAGGATCAAAATACTTTGAAACACGTTTATCTGCTTCTTTTAAATTAGAATTAATGTAATCCTGAACAGTCGCATAACCAGGTCCAAGTTTATTAGCGTCACTATTAATATAACGCTGAATGTCATCCTCAGAGTAACCAGTTACACCACCAGACTCACCATAATAACCTGAACCTTGTTCTACAAAGTCTACAGCTTTGTCTCTGTAAGACTGGCGTTCAGCCTGTTGTTCAGCAGTAATCTCAGCTAGTGTTTTATCTGTGGTAACAACACCAGCAACACGATCACCATAAGCAGCTTTAAGTGCCTTAACAGCATCAGCAGAACTACCGCCTACAGTTTGTTGACCGCCACCAGGAAAGGTTACCGTAGTCTTTCCATCTGAGGTTATCTGAATGGTTATGTCTTGAGCCATTATACTTTACCTTTACTTACTCATTGTCATCCATACCGCACCTGCGATAAACGTCAGGACTCCAACGGTAGCTAATTTTACTACTGTAGACCAGATAGACTTACGAGTGTCACGCCAAGCTTCTAACAAGCTACGCATCTCTGTAATATCTTTATGTGCATCATCGTCTAGTAAGCCAATAGAACGTAGGGCTTCTTTAGCCCCACGCCTAGCTGCACGATCTAGCATTTCTTCTATTTCTTCTGGAGAAAGTTTGATGTCACTCATAGTTTAACTCGTGAATGTCTTTTTGTCAAGAATTATTAAGACGGATCGCCTGTTACTAGGATTGTGTCACCATCAGTTGCATAGCCAACACGGTATGTGCCTGACGTTGCCAATGCAGAGCCGCTTGAGTTTGCATAAAGTTTAGAACCCTTACTGAACCCTGCATTTGGAATGTCTACTGTTCTTTTCAAAATACCAACTGCCCCAGCGGCTCCAGAAGTAATTGTTTCTTTTGCTTCGCCAAAATAACTATCCATGTTTGTTGTTTCATAAGCAGGGGTAAAGGTTGTCATATACTGTTGGTTATTTGTGCTACTGTTAAATGTAACCCCACAAGAACCTTTATCTTGAAAATTATGAATAGTGGGATACTCGGCAGTCCAATCTCCAATAGAACTGGTATTATCTAAAGCATACTCAGTAATTAAGCCTTGAGTACCATCACTTGATAATGTGAATGCTTCTACTGTTCGCCTTGCTCCACTGTGGCCACAAAGATAGAGGAATAGCCCTGCTTTTCTATTAAAGCCAATACCGCCTGATGATTGAGGTGAAGTATTTGTCGTTACCGAAAAGAAACTTACAGTTAAGTTTGTTTTATCAACTGTAAAACCTTTAACACCACTTCCATAAAGAATAAGCCCAACATTACCTACTGGATCATAACAAACATCTAAGTAATTACCTGCACTTGGCAATCCTGAATAAGCAGGTGTACCATAAGTTACAGTAGAAGCATCAGCGTATACAGGCATTACCCACAAATTAAGGCCATCACCATTATGTCTGTGTAATATTGCGTGTACGTTACCACCACAATGCGCCCCATGAAAACCACCATCATCAATAGCATAACTCATATCTGATGAAGAGGCTTCCGTATTTGTAATGTTATAGTGTAGGGTCATACTGCCACTACCATTCCCAGAGGGAGTAAGAGCAGCCATACCAATTCTATTGTTGGCGTTAGATTTTGAAGAAGCGATTACAGTGCCATCATCATTTACACCAACATACACGCAGTTACTTGCTGTAGATGTGCTGCCACCAACTCCGTACTGAGAGCCATTTGTGTAATTGCTTCCGTTCCAGTATAAAGCCTCTACTTGAAAGTTCCCTGAGCTGTTTCGAGAACCAAAGTAAAAGTTTTCATATTTATTATAATCTTGTGCAAGATGTGTTGCATAAACATTGCTGCGACTTGTTATTGCAGACATGCTTTGAGCGCCACTTGAGTTTATGCTTCCACGATACAAAATTGTTGAATTGCTTGCGGTTGAAACTGTTAATATATACTGGTCATTTGTTGAGTTATAACCCATAAAATGACCGCCATTAGAGTATCTATTTGAGGTGCTTCCATAAATAGAATTTACCGTAGTTGATGTCGTTAAGTCAGCGGAAAAAGACTGCAATGTAACTGGTTCAACTGTGCCGTTGTCATTCAGCACCACCAAGTCACCGTTGGCGACATTTGCACTTGCCTGAAAGGTTGCTTGTGGGTCGCCGCCACCGCCTGAACCACCTAGAAAGTCTGAAAGATTACTCATAGTATTTTACCCTATCCTTTAAGAGAATGCCCAACCGATTGTTGCGTCCACATAACGCAAGTAGATCACTGTATATCCTGTATCAATAGTTAAGTCTGTTCCTGAACTCATAATGTTTGAACCATTACGTCCGATTACACAATCTGTGTTACCTGCTACTTCACTAATACGCACTTCGTCACCTACGCTTGGTGATGCTGGAAGTGTTACTGTGATAGCTGAACCATTTAAGTAGTAATGGTTGTTAGCTGTAGCTGTTGTGTTAGTTGTGATTACATTTGTAGTGAAGCTTACTGATTGCCAACTAGGTGCGGAACTAGAACCGTTAGACGTTAGAACTTGTCCTGATGTGCCGTAGTTGGCACCGCCAATGCCTAGCTGACCTGATGAGCCAATGCGGAAGCGTTCTGATGCACCAACATCAAAACCTATATATGCAGCGGCATCAGTATCATAGTTAGCAAAACGAAACTCGCCGTTTTTACGCTTAAAGATTGATCCTGTTGTTGTTGACGTAGACCCGACTTCTTGCGTGATAAACCGCATAATAGAGCCGTCTGTTGACGTTGATCCCGTATTGTAAATATCAAAGTAGCGTAGGCCCGTTACAGGTGATTGTGATCCAAGAAGTAAATCACCGCTGCTGTTGATGCGCATGGCTTCTGTATTAGAGGAACCTGTAGCAAAAGTTAGTGTGCCACTAGCTGTTCCACCGCCAATACGCCAGTCAGCCGTGCCGTTTGTGTCAGATGAAATCCAGTTATAACCTGCAATAGTACCTGTTAAATCTAGTAAGGCTGCTCTGTTTGCGGCTGTAGCAGTTATCTTTAGTTCTGCATCATTTACATCATCTGATACTTCAAGTCTTGAATTAGGTGTAGTTGTACCCACCCCAACACGATCTGTTGTGCTATTTACAAACAACGTATCTGTGTCAAATGTAGCATCGCCTGTAAACGTAGGACTTGCTGTAGGGGCAGCACCTGATACTTCGGATACACTAATGGCACCATCCGATAATGGGCTACCATCTGATACGAAGTCTGCTAAATCTCTTGCTTTACTCATATTGTGTATCCTTCAAGTATATCTTATTCAGGCTTCGTAGGCCAGTCAGCTTCTTCTAGGTTAGGCCAGTTAGCATGGCTTGTGATGTCACGTAGAGCCTGACGATAAGTAGTCATCTCAGCAGACATAGTTACATCTGAGAGTGCATAGAAGTCTGTTTCAGCTAGTTTAGTATCACGAGTAGCACGGTTAGCTGTAGCAGTACGTG